TACAAATGTAATGAACGTCGATAACATCCCAGAAGCGATGAAACGTGTTATGAAAGATCACAATCTTACAGTGTCACAGAAGATGATGACATTTATGGCATTTATGCCAACTCTCCCAGATGACCCGAAGACTGCCGGTGTATGGCGGGATAATGTAGAAACTGGAAAAGTGATTAAGCGCCTTATCGATGAAGGTAAAATACGTATAGGAAAAATGAATAAAAAATCTATCCTAGAAATTGTACAACTCTAATCTATGAATCCTCGTTTTGTACGGTGTGAATTGCTTCTGCTAGAGCTGTTTCATGCGCGGTAGCTAATGCCACTAACGCAAGATCCTCTCGAGTCATTTCGTCCGTGTTGCTACGTGCGTTCACACTTTCCCATCTTTCAAATATATGCGCAAAGTTTATAAAATCTGGTGTAGACTCCTCCCCCGTCGGTAAAGTTGCTTCATATGGTCGATTATAAAAATCCGCATCACGTGTTTCAGTTTCTTCAGCGACCCATAAAAGTTCATTCTGATCAAGAAGGAAAGGTGGCGGTTTCACGCGGTCTCTCAACTCCTTTATAGTGTCACACATTTGCAGATAATCCCCTTCCGGAATATTTTCGGCATTCTTATCGACCAGTTCCATGAGTTTGTGAAAGAGATCCATACCACGCGACTCTCGAATAATCGGTTCGTACGTAAGTGGTGAATCGGGTGAAGATGGGCGCATAATTTTTATATACACGACTTTACTTAAGTTCCTTCTATCGATATACGATTGATTATTGCACTTAAGTCGCGAAGTGATATCGTGAATGTCATCACTTCACAATGTCTTCCGATATGAACTCCCGCTCCATCACTGACTACATCCTCAAGCTCGAGAAGCTCAACGAAGAGTCTCGCGCCAAGATCGACCAGCTCAAGAAGCTCTTCCTCAAGGAGAATGCAGAAAAGATCGATGCTCTCAATGCCCTCAACGACTTCAAGTACAAGACCAACTGCCTGACCAACTGCAGCTACACCGAATCCACTGCCAGGGTTTGTGGTAAAACGCCTTACTGCAAAAACCGTGAAAACGCCGGCATTGTTGAACGTCTTTTGGAGTTGGGTGAAATGACTTCCGATTTCCATAAGACCGCCGCGTACCAGGGAGCCGCTGACACGATCGCCGATCTCGATTATGTGATTGAGAGTGGTGAGTGTGTGCGTCATCTCAGGGGTATTGGTAGGGGTATTTCCTCCAAGATCGACGAATACCTCGACGAACAGGACTCTGATTACGAGGAATCCGACTCTTCTGATACCGAATCGATTGCGTCCACTGAGAGTCACGTCGAAACTACCCTCAACCAGGGTATCGCGGATATGCTTTACGCACATGCGGAAAAGACTGAGGACAAGTATAAGTACAAGGCTTACATCAAGGCTGCTGACACGGTTTATAACCTAGACTACGCGATTACGAGTGGTGAAGAGGCTATGAAACTTCCTGGTATTGGTAAGAGCATCGGGAAGAAGATTGATGCATTCCTCGATGACGAGGATGAAGACTTTCACGTGAAATTCCACACGAATGTGATTATTTCGGATGAACTCTCCAATCTCGCCACACTCGAGGAACATGTCGGGGCCAGCGAGTGGAAGGTCAACGCGTACAAGAGTGCCGCTAAGTTGATTGACACCCTTCCATACGAGGTCTTGAACGGTACCGACCTTATGAAATTTGATGGTATCGGTAAGGGTATCGCACAGAAGGTTGATGAGATCATCCAGTTTGGATCGACGAGACGTGCACATGAACTGAAGCAGGCTAACCCCGACAAGTGTAATTAAACCCACTGTGCAGGCGGTTTGTGATGTTTTCTCTTTGGTTTTTTAATATGCGTGAGTTTGAATAATAGCCAGCCATAAAACATTGCCACTGGAACCATTTTAATATTACAACTTTTTATATGAAGACGCATTTTCGTATTCCTCATCTACCGTGATATCATTATACTCTTTCTCTCCCGTGTCGTAAAAGGCTTCACTATCTCCGATCATCATTTCCCTAACAGTTTGGTATAAGACCGTGGACAGTGCGAATTTGTAAGCGAGAAAACCTATAAAGGTTGCCCCGTAATCAAAGTCGAACGCGAAAGGTGCGTTATTCCAAGCTACTTCAAAGGCGGCAGTGCCGAGGGGTGCCAGGAACTCATTTTGAATTGCTGACTTTTCAAACCTGTCAACCCTGTCCGATAAAAGGGTCACATACGCATACGAGGCGACAGCTCCAAGTGTTGCCGAAACACCCTGGTCCGCACCTTGTGTGATGAAATAGGAAGCACTCAGAGCAGAACCATACCCAACCGTAGACCTCTTTAGGGTTGTCTTGAGACGCCCATAGTCAGTGGATACGACCGGCTTGGAGAAGGCGTGAGTGAAGGACATTCTATGTGAAAGTCACTTAAAATCTTTATCCGAGTTAACAGTAGAAATGCCGTGTCAATTATGCCGTAAAAAGTGTGGTGTTCCCATCGATTGTAAATACTGTGAAGGAAGTTTTTGTCCGAGCTGTATCAATTTGACAAAGCACGATTGTCAGGGTGCGGATATCAAGAAGATGAAGCAGCGACAGGAGTTGAGAGAACAGACAGCATTTGAGCCACCACCGAAGTGTGTGAAGATTTGATTATAGCTTTATCTCTAGCGGAACGGAGTTCATGATTTTTTCGCTTGTTTTAACAAGTTTATACTTTCCGTCCGCATGAATTCCATCTCCAATTAATTTTTTAAATGTCTCGACATCCATGCTATCTACACCCTTATCGTAACAATGCGCGTAATTGTAAATCTTATTCGCTATGAAGTGCTCGTCTCCGAATGACGAGAGATGCCATCCAGCATTTTTATAGTGGGGAACACTCCACCGCATCTCCCTCATTTTTTGTGGCGATACCTGCATCAACACTTCCTTCGTGGTGATGACTGTACCGAACCATGGTTCAAGTTCTTGAATATAATTAAAATTATACTGAAATGCGATCATGTTATACGAGCACATCTTCACATCAGGGGGTAATCTCAGGGCCGTTCTATTCGGAATTTCGTCTACGTCCGATACCATCACAATAGCATCATCTTGGAATTCCAATAGACCTCTCGCAATACAATTCCGTTGGAAATTTTCCCGTATCCACGGATCTTTATCTGTGGGGTTGTCTCGAATAATTATGTGTATAATCTTGTCCGACCATTCCTCGAAATCTTTTTTGTTTTCTTCAAAGAATAATTTTTTTTCTTCTCCTCGATGCGTGACAGTTGACTCTACCAAAACAAATTTATCTACAACACTATCAAGATATCTCAAACGTTTTTTTAGAATATCGAGTTCATTATAAAAAATAAAACAATCTACAAGCATATGTTAATCCACCCTTTTATCTTTTAAGTCTATCTTCACGATCGAGGAGTGTTCAAATCCGGATGCATTTTGTATCTCATTTTTCACACAGAATTCACGAAGGGCTTTTGAAACGTCACTCCCGGGTCTACAATCGTGACACAAAATGACACCATCCTTCTTCATCTTCGGTAAAACCGTATCCAAATCCTTTAGAGCACCTTCATATGAATGATCACCGTCGATAAAGGCAAGATCTATACTCTCATCTTTGTGAATATTGAGTGTATACGCGCTATCACCGCGAATAGGGATAATGATATTCTCTAGATTATTATTCAACACGTTTTCGTAAAACGTAAAAAAGTAGTCGTCTGTTTTAGGCGGTGGACCAGATTCTTCAGTTAAATTATCCATGTTCTCGAGCCATATATCATGACAGTATACAGTCGAACCATGCTTACTCGACAGGCCAGCGAGAACTCCACTACATCCCAGGTAACTTCCCGTTTCTATATATTTACTGTTCATGGGTAATTGAATATAATGGTTCAAAAGTACATTCGTGTCAGTTTCATTCAGTGTACCCTTCACACCATTGACATACGTATATGCCATGCCATCGTCGGTAACTTCGAATTTTAGATCCATTATACTACTATTGAATTTCAGACCTTTAAGTGACTGGTACAAAAAAATGTTTCCTAATAACAAAACACTCAAGATGAAATATTCTGCTGAAATGGGATTACCAATTATACTAGTATTAATGCTCGTCGCCGCGGTGACATTTTTCGTAAATTTCGTGGGTATCAAACACTATAACGAATGTGACGCGATCAGGGGGGTTGAAAAATTTGAAAACAGGAAGGTATACCTCAGCCAGCTCGTGACCATCGTTATCACAGGTGTCGTGACACTCGCTCTGCGACAATTCGCGTCCAGCCCGGGTATGTCCGCGACAGGTCCCATGATGTTGGTTGTCGGAGCTCTTCTATTGACTTCGTCTGTATTCGTGTACCAGATACTCAACGCCGATAAGGAAGCGTGTGAACCTAAGAATACTGATGTAAACTATTCGGGTGTATCGATGGGGTTCGCGAGTGTTATCATACTAGCTGGTATCGCTATAACGTACCTGTCAATCACGAAGAATAAGAAATTCACTAACACCGCCTCGACATTAGAAGCATTTAGTAACCGTGGTACAACACAGATCGGACCCCTCAATCAGCGAGGTCGCTTTTAATTAATTTAAAAAACAGGTAAGAATACAAAGTATGCAACTTCATGAAGCTACATATTTAGTTTGTATGCTTATCGTCCATGTTGTTCGTAACGTGGGTAAAATAACATTCGAAGACAAGATGAAAGTTCTTCAACTCTGTTTTTCCCTACTCCGTTCCGTTGAAGACACTTTATACAGGATATACAATTGCGAAAGTAAAGCGACACTAGAGTATATAGCAGAATAATTCGCACCCTTTCTATACTGATACGTTAACCATAATATATTCGCTAGTATACTCATGTACATGAAAGACATCGTGTGTTTACCTACCGGGTATTCGTCTACATTTATCGCGCGGACTATCATCTGAATCATACCCAGGGTAAGTGCCGAACCGGCGATTAAATCATTGCCCGGTATAACCATATCTATAATTAAAGATTTTAATCTCGATATATACAAATGGATACCATTTTGAAAACGTACGCGACTAAATCTAAGGATAGCGCCGCTCTTGTCTCACGCATTGAACGTCTCGTAGCCAAATATGGTAAAACGGGTATCAACAAGGAAAACCTACCTGGTCTCGTATCCGTTCTGATGGTGGATGTTCAAAAGATCAAGGGTCTGACTGGTGCCGATAAAAAGGATCTTGTCATTGACCTGATTAATTCCGTAATTGAGCAGATCGACGCGGGAGACGAGGACACCGAGCTTGAGACTGTCTTAAAGACCATGGTACCTCCTATGATCGATAGTTTTTCGGTCATGCTAAAGGTAAATAAGGCTTGTGGATGTATGTAAAATAGAATGAAGTTTCCATCTCTTGAAACTATGGTCATGTATGGCATCTACACTGTCAAGGATCTCGTTTTACATTCACATAATAAATTGAAAAAACGACATATTATACCTCTTAATGAATGTGATAATTGTGCGTTTGTTTTTCCTGGTACGAAGTGTACCAACTGTCCTATGGTTTAGGTTTTATAACGAGCCCAAGTACAGATTCTAAATTATTTTGATCACGCTTAAGCGGTTTACTACGTTTAAGGCGTAGTGGTTCATTTGTTCCCACAGCGCCTTTTATCTCGTACAGTTTCGCTGTATTCTTAACTATAGGGATATCTATTTTCACTTCTGAGTCTGTTATAATTTCTTTTGGTGGACCCGGATCAATTTTCACGTTTTGTCTAAATTGGTCTATTGTGAGATCCCCTCCAAATTCCTGTAATCTCTGTCTTTTCGGAGCAGGTGGAATACTCCCAATAGCCCCGTACATCTGTTTACGCATCATCACGATGTTACCACAGATGATACCCCCCCTAGATAACCCATATTCTTCTATAGCATATGTTTTCATACAGTTCCATGAACAGAAACGACCACTGGTAATGAATCGTTTACGTCTATCGTCGTATTTTATTGGTAGTGCTAACGCATCGGTGTCAAAAGTATGACAACACCACCAACACCACAACATAAGTATATTCAGACATTAGTCTTTAAGTTATAAATTTTTATCTCGTATTATCATAATAGGCCGGATGGCGTCAGGGAAAAGAGGGTCGGCCGGAGGACTCGTTTTTACATTGATTCTATTGGTAATAAGTCTATATTTCCTCCGTCAATATAATAACGATCAAAGGAAAGTTCAAATTTTCGATTCATTGCTTGGACAGTATGTTGAGGTGACAGAAGAAGAGGCTCGTGATCAGGGTATATCTGATAATACAGGCGCCGATCCCGAGGACATTGTCGTTCCAAGCCTTGACGATGCTCGTGATCGTATGGATGATGATATGCGAAACAAAGATGAACAGGGTGGGAATGACAGTCTAGGTGCGGATCGAACGGATATAATGGAAGAGATACGACGGTTAAGTGAGAAGGTATGTCTATTCCCTCCCGACGATCAATATGGGTGTTATGGTGAATTCGAAGATGACGAGGATGAGACGCTGGCGCGAGATGAGGCGCTCGCGATGGTTCCCGTCATCGAATCACAATTAGCCGATGCTACTGTGGCATCTGACACGTCACGTATGACTGAACTCAAATCAGAATTGGAGCGTGTTCAGAAAGTTGCTTATGATGTTGTCTGTTGTAAACCGAAGGAGGTGGCCGCCGACCCTGGCGGACTCAGTGAAATGAATCAACTCGCTTTAGAACTCGCTGCTTCAATCGTAGTGGGTATCTTTTTAGAAGAAGCTGTCATAAAAAGGGCTATCGGTGTGAAGCCTAAATATAATCCTCCAGGTGCGGCTGCTAAAGCTGCCACCAAAAAGATCTTAAAAGAAGCGACTGAAGAAGCTGCGACAGAGGCGGGTGAAAAGGCTTTTAGAAAGGCAGTCGCAGAAGGTCTTGATGAAGCTGGTCAAATACTGGCCAGAGAGGTAGCGGAAACGGGTGTTAGAAGCACTACTAACGTAGCCATGAGGGAACTGGCACAAGAAGTCGGAGAAGAAGCAGCGGAAAAGGTATTCAGGGAAGCGGGAGATGCGGCCGTAGAAAAGGTGGTTAGGGAAGGTGGTGATAAGGCTGCACAGTTAGCTGCGAGGAAACTCGCGGAAGAAGGTGCCACGGAAGCGATGGAAAAAGCCTCTTCTAAAGCTATAAAGGCTACTCTGGGTGAATTAACTGAAGTGATAGTCAAGGAAGCCGTTAAGTCTGCGGTCGTAGACGGCGTTGAAACCGCCGCCGCTCACGCTGCGGGTACGGCTGCCGCCGAGAAGGCCGCTAGTGAAGGTCTAGATGAAACTGCTCAAACGCTTGCGAGGGAAAATGCCGAAAAACTTGCTAGGCAACAGGCCGCACAGGCCGCGACCGAGAAAGCTGCCAAAGAGGCGGGTGACGCAGCTGCACGAAAAGCGGTACGATCCGGTGCCGATATACTTGGGCAGAAAATAGCCAGAGAGGCTGCAGAAAAAGGTGTAAGAGAGGCTGCCGAGAAGGCTGTTGGAAAAGCTCTTCTCGAGAAAAATATAAGAGATGCTATCCTTAACTCGAACGTTAAAAATGCGGGTGACGCGGCTGCTACACGGGCTGCCAGGGAAGGGCTGGATGAAGCTGGTCAGAGATTAGCCAGGGAAGCTGCGGAGAAAGCTACCCGGGAAGCGGGTGAGCTGGCTGTGAAGAAAGCTATCGCGAAAACAGTGGCAAAACAGGCTGCGAAGAAGGCAACTGCGAAAATCGTCGCAAAAGTCGGTGTTAAGATAGCCACGAAAGTTGCCTCGAAGGTGGCCAAGTATACCATGTTAGCTGTAGCAGGTCCACCAGGCTGGGTTGCGGGTGCTTTGATGATGGCATTTGACGTCATGTCGATACTGTTAGATATTTTCGATGTCGACGGCTATGGTACATATACGCCTAGTAGCGCATTGGAAATGATACGAAGTAAAGTTTTGGCAGATGGTGAACGATCCGCAATTCAAGGAGGTGATGGCGACTGGCCTACGCTATTCCCAATCACAGAAATCGCACCACTCGAGTACCCAATCGCGGTCAACATGATGACATCGGATATGACATTAAACTACGGTATGCCAACTGTAGAATTTGACGCGATCGTGGGACCGGAATACGCAACTTATATTGAAAGGACTATTGAAGATATACAATCAGGGTTAGAACCGAGTGATCCACCCGAATCTTTCGTAGACTATTTAGTAGGAATACCTAAAATATATCACAAACAACGTGATATCTTTATATTTGAACACTTGAAGACGTTGATTAAGATGTCTAGCACACCCGAAAGAGCAGATATGTTGGTTCTCTTACCATTTATGAGTTCTCCGAAACGTGTAGGTATTTCGATTACACCTGAAGCTGCTGCGAACTGGAACACGAACAGTATGCCTTCGTGGATGGCAAATAATGCGATTCTCCCACCATTCCCCGAAAATTGCGAAGAATATATAGATCCCATGGCAGCTATGTACACCGACGTATTCTACACGATGAATCCAAGCTTTTATGATGAGTCGATTGAACCGGTGGAGCGCTCAGATGATATGCCGGGTGACGCGGTGACAAATCCCGTACTCACACCAGTCCCTATACGCGATGAAACTGGGCAACAAGTGAAGATAGTTTTAGGAGCACCTCTCGGTCCGAGTGTAGCGTTTTGTTTGAAACCACGGACGGGTGGTCTCCCAGGTCTCCCGACTACTGTAGTTGACCCACAGGCATTTGGGGTCGAATTTGATTTTACAACTGGTATGTGTCAATACACGAAAGATTTCTGTACCAGATATGGTATGGATTTCAAGAGTGGTGATTGTAAAGAAAAGCCGGGTATGTTCCTGGGGGAAGCTATATTCGGGGAGACAATCTCAAAAGGTTTTGTTCGAACGTATCAAAGCTATGTCGTTGATAACATCCAATCAAAAGATCCAGCGAAAGTCGCGGCGGGGTTACTGTATGCTTCAAATCCGCTCATATTGGGGGTTGTTGCGGTCGGCGAATCCATTTTTGGAAAATCAGAGATGAAAGGTAAAAATTTCCCAAAGAAAAGAGATTGCAAAGAATATGGGGATAGATACAGAGATGATGGTACGAGCTGCTGGCTTGACACAATACCTAAGAAATCGTCGATAACCGAAAAGAGGGACTGTAGCGAATGGGAAAGACAGGCTGATGGTAGTCCGGGTCCAAGAGGAGACTTTACCAATTTAGAAGCAGACGCGGGTGATATATCCTGTTGGGCCCATACAAAACCAATTGGTTCCTCTGTGACTAGTAAAAAACATTGCGACAATTGGTCACACAAACACGGTAGAAAACTTCGCAGTGACGGTACGAGTTGTTGGCGCGATACAATCACAAAGAAGTCCAGGGGCGCTGATAAAAAGAATTGTGATGAATGGGCGCATGAATACGGTAAAAATATGCGTGACGATAAAACGAGTTGTTGGCGTGATACAGAAATTAAAGATACCGACACCGCTGCGAAATACGATTGTAAAGGACCCCCCATAAAACAGGTCGTCCAAGACGGTGATGGGAATTGGGTAGAGGGGGACGAAGTAATACCCAATAAGTATGAGTGGCGTGATAAAGTCATACGAGCCGATGGTGTAGCCTTCGGTGAAGGCCAAGGAAAACTTCGCTTCGATGGTACGAGCTGTTGGAGAGATATATATACTAAGAATTCAAACCCCGCTGATACATATGATTGTAAAGGACCACAGTTAAGAGATTCGGATGGGTCGTTAATACCAGGTAAATATGAATGGCGCGACAGAGTCACACGATCGGATGGTACTGAGGTTGGTGAAGGTCGAGGAACATTATCAGGTGACGGTACGAGCTGTTGGAAACATTTATACACTAAGAAATCAAACCCCGCTAAATTGAAAGCATGTAGCGACTTCAATGAGAACTATGAAGATGACGGTACGAGTTGTTGGTTACATTTAAAAGGTAGAGCTGGTAAATTACCGGGATGTGCCGATGATGAAGAGAAAAAGGGTTTATTTTGTTACCCGAAATGTAGAGACGGGTATAAGTCAAAGGCATTAGAATGCGAAGGTATATGTCCTCCGGGTACACAAGATACTGGATTTTGGTGTACTGACTGGATAGAAACTTTCTTCAAAAGTGATAAAGGTTTAAACAGCTGTTCTGACAAAAAGGTGGATCGGAATACAGGTAAGGGGCAGCGTTTACTCGCAGCCGGTGGTGAAGATGCTCTCAAATATGGATTCGACAATATCGGCCTTACGTGTCACGAACCATGCGAACCGGGGACCACATTCAGGTCTGGTGCGTGGGGTAGTGGGTTTTGTAATAGCACAAAGGGTCGATATTCACGGGCAGCCGATATCAGTCCAGCTACCTTGTGTCCGGATAGTCATCCAGATTCACAGGGGGGTATATGTTATGAAAACTGTCCTACTGATTATAATGGGTTTGGTCCCATATGTGAACCTAAATCGGGTGCGGGAATTAAAGTTAACGCATTCGAGCGTCACTATTGTGGTGAGAGTTCGTACCAACCTGATAAGTGTATAGAAGATGAAAACGCACCTGGTTGTCCTGTTTTACGAGAAAATAAATGGGGTGTCTGTTGGGATGTATGTAAACCTGGTGACACGGATGCTGGGATGATATGTGACCCGGCGGGTGGTTTCGGTATAAAGAAAACCCTATTTGACCGATACTATTGTGGAGATAGTTCATACCAATCGGATAAATGCGAAGATATAGGGAGTAAAGACATTTCTAGAATCGTGCCCCACTTAGAAACTGCCAATAAACAGGATTTAATCGATCGTATCAATTCAGAAGGGTTAACGGACACGCTTCACGATCAGATATCGTACGTTCTGGGGTGCCCAGAAAAACGGGATAATGTCGCAGGTGTCTGTTGGGATACTTGTAGGACAGACCCAGAAACGGGTGAAAAGGATGAAAACTGGGGAGCACTCTGTAAACCCCGAAAAAGGATTGGTATCATAAAAACATTATTTGACCGATACTATTGTAAAGACGAAAAAAAGACTAACATACTCGGTGTGTGTTGGGAGGATTGTGACCGTTTCGAAGAAAAGAATTCTACTTATGACGCAGATGGCAATGTGGTTAAACGTGTCAATTACACAGATGCCGGCGCGTTATGTCATCCCAATATGGGTCCCGGTATTAAGGTTGATATGTTCAGGCGTAGTATATGCGGTCCTAGTTCGTGGCAGCCCAAGAAATGCAAAGCCATTAGTAACAATGATACATCTGCGGTCGTTACCGAATTGGAAAAGATTACGGATACGGGAACAAACTCATTCCGAACGGTTGGTGGTTTATCTGCTATCATAGAGGGTCTAAAAAGTGGTGCGCTATCACTCGCCACTGATAATGTACGGAAAGATGTCGAAGATATACTCGACTGCCCCGTTAGACGGAAAAATGTAGCTGGTATTTGCTGGGATAAGTGTCCCCCATACGACGAAAATGACCATTCAGTTGGACACGGTGTCAAATACACTGATATCGGTCTACTCTGCCACCCCGAAGGTGGGCCGGGTATCAAAGTTCCCGTTTGGGATCGTGAAGTGTGTGGACCTAAAAAATATCAGAAACAGGAGTGTCTTAATATCGAAAATGGAGATATAGACGCGACCGTTCAGGATTTGAATGCCGCAGGTGAAACCGCACTCGCGTCGAGATTAGCTGCCGCCGGAGAGTATACGAGGGACGATCCTACGGATGAATTCCCCGAGGGAATGGAACGCATGAAGATGAATGTGGAAACGGCACTCGGCTGCCCCGAAAGGCGGGAAAAGGTATTGGGTGTTTGTTGGGATGATTGCCCTCCAAGATTTACGAGGATAGGCGCACTTTGCCAACCCCCAGGTGGTCCCGGTATAAAGGTTCCGGTGTGGGAACGTGAATATTGCGGACCTAGCTCACACCAACCCCCGAAATGTGACGATGTTACGAGTAGAGATATACCCAAAATCAATGAACACTTAATGCAAATTGATAGAGGTGATTTAGTAGATCGCATTGACACCGAGGGTTTAACCGAATCACTTTATGGCGAAATCGAAAGCGCACTCGAATGTCCGGTATTGCGAAAGAGGATACTTGGTGTATGCTGGGATACATGTCCCAGACCGGTTACACCTCGAAACATAGAACTCTTCAAAACACTGAGAACGCAATACTTTGCGGATAAACCCGTATACGAAAAGGCTAAGAGAGATTATTTTAACCTTTTAGATGTAATTAGTCGGGATGACGGGTTCACCCCCGATTATATGTTACGACGCAGATCGGGGGGTGGAAATGGACAACCGGGTCATCGTTGGTCGGATGATGAAGTTACGACATATAATGAAATGTTCGACTATTATCTCGAAAAGAAAGAGGAATTCATACAAGCGTCTGGATCAAAAGATAATTTTACAGAACCATGTGTACCGGGCTTCAAAAGATCCAATCTGCGTGATGGATATTGTGCACCTGTAGCTGGGTGGGTAGAATATTCGTCACTGGCAGGTGAAGTAGAAGAGTATAAGAATACATACGAATCTCTCAAGGAATCCTTTGATATATTATCCGAGAACTATCACAGTGAAAAGAAAGAATATGAGCGCACGCGTAGTTTTGGATACGATGATATTGGGTTGTTGTGTCAGCCAAAGGGTGGTAGGGATGAAGTCACGGACAAGAGAAAATCATCTGGGCCGGGTATCAAGGTTACTCACATGAAGCGTTCCTATTGTGATGATGATCAGGATATGTTCTTGGGGGTCTGTTATGATAAATGCCCCGAGGGGTGGCGCGACGATGGATTATATTGCAATAACCGATCCGGACTCATATCTCAAGCAAACAACCAACCCAGTCTCACTACATCCACCGGAGCGTGTGCGTCTGATTTGGATCCCGTTTTCTCAGATTTGGTTACCGATCAGGGAGAGGAAGATATATTAGCCTACAACGAAGCTTATATAAGCACACCTTCATCTATACAAGATCTACCAGACATGCTCAGGCGTGAGGAAATTGAAGTATCAGAGTTCCTAGTAAAATACTTCGATGAGATCGGAACATTAGAGAGCAGCCTTGTCCCTACATCTATCGTACCAACTATGGACGCGATCAGACTCGAATTAGGGGATGAGCAGGGGATGCGGTTAAAGTGTATCGAAAAGCTACTTGAAATGTATACCGCAGGTGAATTCACATCCCTTCCACCACCTGAACAGACAGATCTTGAAAAGTTCCTCGCGAAGTACAGCGCTGTAGAGAGTGATGGATTTATATTAGCGGATGCGTCCGAAAATGTACGCAATTCTGTGAACTTATTATTGGAAGAAAATACGAGAATACTGATTAATAAGGAGGTTGAAATGTTCAATTTACAGTACCCCCCTGATTATGTCCCGGCTATAGTAACTGAAGACGGTAATAGTGGCGATGAGATCATAAATGTGTTTACGTTCATTGGTAAGTATATCGTGATGAAGGGTGATATAGATGTGGAAAGCGCACCTGATGCGGCTCGCCCAATTCTGGAATCGGGTATTAACATAGCTGGTAGTATGAGTGAATTGAAATTGGCATTCGGTGCGCTTTTAGGGTATGCTGATTTTGTAGGAGATGAAGACGACCCTCCACCGACAACGAGTGATATAGTGGTTGATACCGGTTCGACCGCAACAATAAACGGTGTCATGGTCAGGGGAATGGACGCGTTCAAGGTATATACGAGTGATGAGCGTGACGGTACGTATACTATCGTCACTAATACCAATGATGGGAACGTGTTCATGGGAGATGCGTCTAGTAATGACCCATTGCTTATAGATTTCCCAATCCCGGTCGTAGCCCGGTTCGTGCGTATCATTGTACGCAGATGGAACGAAACGTTCGAGGTTCCTTTGACAGAAGAGGAAAAGCAGGCACAGTTGATTCAAATTGAGGTTGATAAGTTCAATAACGGTGAAGATCCTTATACCGTGATCGAACCACAGATTGGCCCTAGCCCCTCGATCGAACCACAGATTGGCCCTAGCCCCGAGAGCGGGATACTCGGTGAGGTGGAGATTACAAACATTTATACATTTGTTGGGAACTATCTTATGATAACAAAGGACATTGTCATCGAAAACGCTCCCGAAACAGCCCGTCCTATCCTGGAATCAGCTATTGAAATAGCGGGTAGTTTAGAAGATTTGAAATTAGCGTTTGCGGATGTATTCGCTCTATTAGAATAATAAAATTTGTATATGTTATACAATGGCTGATGTAGTCGCCGCCAAAATTCTGAGGGAAGCCATGGAAAAAGCTGTAGTAGACGCAGCGGCAAAGGCAGCCAGGGGAGCAGCTGAAAAGGCGGCCAGGGAAGCAGCTGAAAAGGCGGCTAGAGATGCTGCTCAGGCAGCGGGTCGAAAAGCTGCCCAGGAAGCGGCAGCGGCTGGCGCCGACGCAGCTGGACAAAAGGCGGCACGAGATGCAGCCGAGGCGGCGAGTACGAGTGCTTCAGCAGCTATTGTAGCGAAGGCTACTAAAGAAGCTGGTGATCAAGCCGCTGCGAAAGCAGCTAAGAAGGCTATCGAAGAAGCGTCAGAAAGCGCCGCAACAGCTGCGGGTGCGAAAGCTGCTAGAGAAGCAGCGGATGCTGGTGCTAGTGAAGCCGGGCAAAAAGCTGCCAGGGAAACCGCTGAGGCGGCGAGTAGGAGCGCGGCTAAACGTACTAATTACGCGAAATATTTGGCCTACGCGACAGCCGCAGGTGTGGGTGTTTATGTGTACACAGAAATACAAGATGAAAACGAAGCTGTTCAAAAATGTGTGAATGTATGTTTACCAACTAATTGGGATGCGTATATGTACGAAGATTTAGAGAAATCTGATCTCGAATATTCGACTATCGCACCAAGTGCGGATCAGCCCATATGCACAGCCGAGACAGAGACCGAATGCGACGAGCACTGTTTAACTGAATGTAAAAAAATTCATAAAACGGGGCTACTCGATAAACTCGGCCCAGTGGGAGATCTTGCCGAAGAAGTAGCAGAAGAAACTACGAACGCGCTTACGGACACCACGAATGGTTTTTTAGAAGCGCTTGGTCTCCCCCCACTCACGGGTCCCGATGGTTTACTCGCAAAGTTTGGGAAATATTTTAAAATTGGAGCCGCTGTATGCTGCTGCTTATGCATCGTATACATTTTGTTCATGTTTTTTTAGCTTAAAGCGTATTTTTCTTTATATATAAGAATGATACTTAGTATAGATGTCGGAATACGAAATCTGGCAATGTGTCAATTCGACGATACGTCCAATACAGTCATTCAATGGGACGTATCGGGAATACCACCCGAGCATAAAGATGGCATTTATGTGTCACTGCGTAAACACTTAGATGAGCGTCCATGGATACTCACGTGTGATACCATCCTCATCGAAAAGCAACCCGATCGCAATAAGAAAATGGTTTCTGTCATGCACTTCTTACACGCATATTTCGTGATTAAGGCACCAGAATCTGACACGATCATTTACGACGCGCGTTTCAAAATTCCTGACGTAGCGGGTCCCGGCCGCGCACAGTATCTCAAACGTAAGAAGGCTGCTATAGAACGGTGTCGAAAATTCTTGGAAACAACTGAAACAAATAAACACTGGTTACCCATGTTTGACGTTTCGAAAAAGAAAGATGATCTCGCAGATACAGTCATGCAGGCTATTAGTTTTACGAAACGTGTTGAACCTTTACCAAAATCTAAAAAGGTTGCGAACAAAAAATTAGTTCCGAGAAAACCGAATGAGAATCAAAAAAGGACAAAGTATTCAAAGTCGAACCTCGCATACATTTATAAAAATAAAGTTGAGTGCGAGTGCTTAGAAAATAATAAAAGATTCATGAAGGATCTCAAAAGATATTACCGTTCGTTAGACGACTTGATTAAAGAAATCGAACAATAATATATCATAATGAAAAAAGTATTGGATCATGGGTTTGTTGAACTTGTTGATCATATGCCTCAAGAAAATCTTGACAAGGCTATCGTTGATGGTGCACGAGTGAGTTACCAGACAGGTACTAAAACAACACGTGGTGACCGGGGTCTCATCAGGTATCTTGTGCGCAACTGGCACACGTCACCCCTAGAGCTCGTAGTCTTCAAGTTTCGCATTAAGGCACCTTTGTATATTGCCCGACAATGGCTGAGACATAGGACCGCATCAGTAAATGAAATGTCCGCCCGGTATTCTATCGTCGATGAGGAGTATTACGAACCAGAAGTCCTTCGTGGACAATCCGCTGTGAATCATCAGGGTTCGGAAGGTGTTGTCGAACTAGATGACGAATTGAACCAGTCTCTATCTGACCAGTATAAACAATCTTTCAAGATTTATGAACAATTGCTTGAGAAGGGTGTTTGCAGGGAACAGGCGCGTGGTGTTCTGCCACAATCTACGTATACGTCTTTCGTGTGGAAAATGGATCTTCATAACCTCATGCATTTCCTTCAGCTAAGGATGGATCATCACGCACAAAAGGAGATTCGCGATTACGCCACGGCTATCTATGAACTCATTCAACCACTCGTACCCCTATCCATGGAAGCGTTTATGGACTTCAGGGTGAATGCGATGCAGCTGACAGGCCCCGAGATTGAGGCAATCTCTAATGGAACCGTGATTGAATCTCCCGGTGAGAACCGCGAGTTCCAGGAAAAGCTAAAACGCTTAAAAATAAATGTCGACACAAAGTAAATGCTTGCCATAACGAACACAATGACCGTATTCGCCACTGAGAAGAGGAACAAGGGATTTAAGAGATTGAGTAAGAAGATCCAGAAGGAACGTGACACTGACGTGGAGAAGATCAAAGAGAAGTTCTCTGATATTTTCCGTGATGAGCAGAGCCGTTTGAAGGGGTACTTCGAGGAGCACAACAAGTTGGTCAAGAAGGAGGATAAGCCCAAGAAGAGTGGTAAGAAGTCTATCGACTTTTACGAAAAGTAAACCACAGGGTACAGAAAACAAAAAACATCGCTAAGGGAGGATTATCCCCAAACTTCTCAGCCAGTAGAGCACACACCACGCTGTACTGGACGAGCTTAATCTCCTGTTGTGTTTTGACCATTGATCGTTTCATAGAGCCCCTTGACTTCTGAAGACCTGATACAGTTGTATTTATCTTGCTTATCGTTCCGGGTATCTCTGTCGTCTTCATGAATATATCCCCAACATCTACAGACTCTATGATCTGTTGTTGGATGAGTGGTTCCAAGTACGTGAAATAGTTAAATTCTGGATCCAGTTTAAGACATATACCCTCAATAGTCGAAAAGGCTTTGGCGAGGTATACGAAACTACTGGGCACGACGAATGGTTTTTCAACAGCGAGCTGTGCGGCGAGATCATCATTCACGATTCCAGAACCATCGAGGGTTTCTAAATATCCCAAAATAGTTTCAAAGAAGAGTTCGATATCCGAAACATCTGAAGATGTTGGGACAATCACACCCAGTTTAATGAGTGTATCCACGATACCAGCGGTATCTCGCATGATTATGAAACCAAACAGTTTTGTAAACCCATCCCTGAGTTCTTCGGATAATGGTACAAGTAATCCGAAATCATAAAATACAAGTTGTCCTTTAGACGAGAACCCAAGATTTCCAGGGTGTGGGTCAGCGTGGAAGAGCCCGTTATCCATGGTTTGAATAACATACGAGTTAATCAAAGCTTCACAGATCTTCTTCTTATTCACTCTCTTGTCTGTAATCTCAGTCAGTTTCGTAGACGGTACATATTCCATGACAATCATCTCATCATTCGAATACTTTTTGTACACCCTCGGAACTTTTACCCAATCAACTTCTTTCATACTTTTTCGAAACTTTATGGCATTGTTAATTTCTTGTTTGTAATCAGCTTCTCCCAATAGATACTCTATCGATTCACCGAGAACAGAACCAGAACTATTCCCAGTGTCGAAACCTACACGCTCTAAAAAATGTACAATGTCGCGTATAGTATCTGTGTCTTCTTTCATGATATCCAGAATTCCCGGACGTTTTAATTTTACAACAACTTTTTGACCGTTTTGGAGTACAGCCATATGGACCTGGCCGATACTCGCTGATTTAAATGGTACAGGGTCAAATTCTTTGAAAATGTCATAATTTACACTGGTATCGAATTCCACGGGAGGAACATTATCCTGAAGCGATTCCAACTCCCTTGTAAATTCAGGTGGGTATAGATCCGCTCTCGTCGAAGCGATTTGTCCTAATTTTACAAATGTCGGTCCGAGTTCAAGGAGTTCATCCTTTGTCCATCGACCAAGTTCTGATTTATTCTGTACAGTGGCATTTTTCCATAGAAACTTACCCGCGAACTTCCAGGTTTTTACTTTCCTGGAAGCTGGCGCTGATAAATTTATTCCCAAACATAGCGCCATTGTAATATACGAGTATAAAAAATACAACGTATACATTACGTATGCCACTTCACTTCAATGCAATTGTTCACACACCGATGTATGAATACAATGACAAAAAATATATCCGTCTCACCGTACCGGATGCGACCGCCCGACGCGTAGAATATTTTCATGCACGGAAAGTACTTACCACGCGACACGTAGATAACCCCCTCGAAGGGAATGTTCTGACGATCAAGGTTCCGTTTAGATATAGACGTGTGACGTGTAAATATGAAGGTGCACCCGTCCAATCTCTTAACAAGGGTGATGACGTCGAAGTTGACACGGATTTCACGGGGTGTTGGAACGTAGGTGAGTACAGTGGGTATTCGTGGAAATTGTCCTACATAAAGTTAGTACACGCGAATACAGTATGAAACTTACCCGAACAGGGTATATTACAGTTGATACACCTGAAGTTAAAAAGGAATTAACGGTTCGTCCAATCGTTAATGCAGATTTCGGTCAGGCACCACCTTCGTTTAAGGTATTTCGAAAATCGAAATCTGGATTATGTGTACCGAGATTTTACGGTGAACAAAAATTCGGAACACCCAAAGAAGATAACAGACCCGATCCCGCTAAGATTAAAATAAAGTTCAATGGAAAGTTACGTGATGAAACGTTTCAGAATACTGCACTCTCCAAAGCTATCGAAGCTGGTCACGGTGTTCTTTCATTGCCATGTGGGTTCGGGAAGACGACCGTATCCCTGGCCATAGCGTGTAAGCTCGGTTATCGCACGATGATTGTCGTACACAAAGAATTTTTGGCGAATCAATGGAAGGAACGTATTCAACAGTTTTGTCCGGGAGCGACTATCGGAATGGTTCAACAGAATAAAAAAGAAACAAACTGTGATTTCGTAATTGCCATGCTTCAGTCCCTATCCCTAAAAGAATATTCGTTCGGAGACTTTGACAGCATAGGAACGCTCATCGTGGATGAGGCCCATCACATATGTGCGAAAGTATTTTCACAATCACTCTTCAAAATGTGCCCGAAACACATTTACGGATTATCAGCAACGCCTAACAGGAAGGATGGGCTCACGAAAGTGTTACACTGGTTTATGGGTCCCACATTCTTTTCCGTTGAACGAGAAAACCAGGAACAGGTGGATGTTTTCCCTCTTGAGTTTAAATGTGATCGATACGAGGATCCTCCACCATGTACACGTTTCGGGAAATTATCCTTAGCGACCATGGTTACAGAAGTTACAGAGATACCCGAAAGAAACCGTCTCATTCTATCAACGATTAAGGATCTTTCGAAAACAACTCGCCAAATTTTAGTTCTCAGTGACAGGAGGTTCCATTGTGAATATCTTCATGAAAAGTTTAAGACGACATCGGGTTTGTATATGGGTGGCATGAAAGAAGCAGATCTCGCAGCATCTAGTAAAAAACAAATCATTTTTGCGACGTTCAGTCAGGCACACGAAGGGTTAGATATCCCCACACTCGACACAGTCATTCTCGCAACCCCTAAGTCTGACATCATTCAGTCTATCGGGCGTATCATGCGCGAGACTACCGGTAAGAAGAACAATCCACGCATTTACGATGTTGTGGATCAATGGTCCGTATTTTTTGCCATGTACAACAAACGTCTCAGGGTATACAAACAGGGTGGGTTTAACATTTCGGGATATACGTCAGAAAAACCAAAACCGGACGCATTTTCGGTTGGAAAATGTCTCATACATATATAAGATGACCCGGTGTTCGACTGGAAGGGCCACACAGAAATACAGGGGAAATGGTACTGATCTGAGTGATATACTAGAAACACCTGGGGATATCATTTACGCGGACGCGGCCGTATCAGCGGAAAACCTCGTCATCAGTGGGACGACCGGTGACGTCCTTAAAGTTTCGGCATCGGGTATTCCCGAATGGGGTACCAGTACCAGTCAATGGATAACCTCGGGAGATGATATCTCCTATTCGTTAGGTCATGTTGGTGTAGGGACGACGAACCCCGACGCTAACCTTCACGTCGTGGGTAATGTCTACATGTCATCGAACCTCGAAGTTGGTAGAACGACTATATCAACAACAGTATCCGACGATATACCAACTGTCTCGTGGGCTACGAGTATAGGTGGAGCGGGCTACGAAAACGGACGTGGTATCGCTACGGATAGTGGTGGGAATGTGTATGTGATTGGAACATACTCCGGTAGTGTCACTATCGGGTCTACAACATTAACCAGTGCAGGTTCTAATGATGTATTTGTCGCCAAGTATGACGCAAGTGGTACAGTTCAATGGGCTAGGAGTATAGGTGGAACGAGCTCTGATACTGGTCATAGTATCGCAACGGATAGTGCAGGGAATGTGTATGTGACTGGAATATACTATGGTAGTGTCACTATCGGGTCTACAACATTAAACAGTGTGTATTCTTATGATGCATTCGTCGTCAAGTATGACACAAGTGGTACGGTTCAATGGGCTAAGAGTATAGGTGGAACGGGTTCCGATTATGGATATGGTATCGCAACGGATAGTGATGGGAATGTGTATGTGACTGGAATATACTCCGGTACTGCGACTTTCGCACCTGGTACGACCTTAACCAGTGCGGGTTATAGTGATGCATTCGTCGCCAAGTATGACACAAGTGGTACAGTTCAATGGGCTAAGAGTATAGGTGGAACGAACACCGATTATGGATATGGTATCGCCACGGATAGTGCAGGGAATGTGTATGTGATTGGAGCATACCGTGGTAGTATCACTATCGGGTCTACAACATTAAACAGTGCGGATGGTTTTAATGATACATTCGTCGTCAAGTATGACGCAAGTGGTACAGTTCAATGGGCTACGAGTATAGGTGGAACGGGTTCCGATTCTGGCTATGGTATCGCAACGGATAGTGCAGGGAATGTGTATGTGACTGGAAAATACGCCAGTAGTGTCGCTATCGGGTCTACAACATTAAACAGTGTGGGTAATGCTGATGCATTCGTCGCCAAGTATAATACGAGTGGTACAGTTCAATGGGCTAGGAGTATAGGTGGAACGTACACTGATACTGGCCAAGCTATCGCAACGGATAGTGATGGGAATGTGTATGTGACTGGAATATACTCCGATAGTGTCACTATCGGGTCTACAACATTAAACAGTGTGGGGTTCCGAGATGATGTATTTGTCGTCAAGTATGATACGAGTGGTACAGTTCAATGGGCTACGAGTATAGGTGGAGCGGACCACGATTATGGATATGGTATCGCAACGGATAGTAATGGGAATGTGTATGTGGTTGGAGAGTACAGTGGTACTGCGACTTTCGCACCTGGTACGACCTTAACCAGTGTAGGTGGTAGTGATGCATTCGTCGTCAAGTATTCCCCCCCAAGTATACTTCATATAAACACAGGATTAGAAGTGGGTACGGCGAACCTCTTCGTGAATACTCAAACCTCTAGGGTTGGTATCGGAACGACATCACCCGACGCTAATCTTCATGTTACTGGAAACACTTTCGTCAGTACGGATCTTGCTTTAGGTGGTACTCTAACGATGGGAAATGTTCTCGTCGAGGCACTACACGAACTCTCAGCTATCACAGCTACCGGGAACGTCACACCGCACGTTATAGAATTCACTAACCCTACGACAGGGCTGGTCACCACAGGTAACGTCGGTATCAAAACGTCGACTCCGTTACAAACCTTGGAGGTAAACGGTAGTGTTGGTATTAAACATGATGGGGTTGGTGGATACACGTTTCACACAAGTACCGGTGCTATGAGAGCTGGTATTCATTCCAGCGCTGGTAACCATATTCTATTCAAGGCTGGTGCTAATAATGAAAGAATGCGTCTGCTCGCTAGTGGAGAACTTGGGATCGGAACGTCTACACCTTCCAAGCCGTTAACCGTCGATGGAGATGTACATATTCCGTCGGGTTCGGATGCCAATTCCGGTTCGTTCCCCCAAAATTCAGTAACTCGTAGTATATACTTCGGGGGAATATCTCAATCCGGTTCAATGTATCAGTCTAAGACGGCGATCGTTTCAGCACCCTGGACACAATATGGCGGTACACAAAGTTGGGGTAGACACGGTTTGCATTTTTGCGTTGATAGCGTCGCTGATAATGGTAATGTCGAACTGGGTCAAACAAAGATGTGTATCAATTATCTGGGTAACGTTGGAATAGGTTCGTGGAGTACATCCAATCCGTTACCACAAACCATGGCATCTGTTCATGGAGGTAGAGTTCTTGAAGGTCGTGATGCATCGGGGTTCGAGTTTATGGCCGCTTCGAGTGATACGACTAATGCAAATGGTCAATTTAATGGTGCATTTTTAATTAAAAATATGGATACAGATGGTTCAGAGCCGCATTATGTTGGTATGGCTGGTAGGGGAAATTCTACTAATGGTAGCATGGACCTTTTATTTTATTCTGGACGCGACAATTACGAAAATAATACACCCCAGATGGTTATTGACCCGGATGGTAATGTTGGTATCGGAACGTCTACACCTGGGTACACTCTAGATGTCACAGGGGATATCAATTTTACAGGTAACCTCATACAAAATGGTTCGGCATACGGTTCATCTCCATGGACAACTACGGGGAATGATATTTCCTACACGACTGGTCGGGTTGGTGTAGGAACGATATCACCCGATGCAAACCTCCACGTCGAGGGTAACGTTTATATGTCATCGAACCTCGAAGTTGGTGGAGCGACTATATCAAGAACAGTATCCTACGATGTACCATCTGTCTCATGGGCTACGAGTATAGGTGGAACGAACTCCGATTATGGATATGGTATCGCTACGGATAGTAATGGGAATGTGTATGTGATTGGAAAATACTCCGGTACTGTCACTATCGGGTCTACAACATTAAACAGTGCGGGTTCTTCTGATGCATTCGTCGCCAAGTATGACACAAGTGGTACAGTTCAATGGGCTAAGAGTATAGGTGGAACGAGCTCTGATGCTGGCCAAGCTATCGCAACGGATAGTAATGGGAATGTGTATGTGATTGGATTCTACAATAATACTGCGACTTTCGCACCTGGTACGACCTTAACGACTGCGGGTTATACTGATACATTCGTCGCCAAGTATGACACAAGTGGTACAGTTCAATGGGCTGAGAGTATAGGTGGAACGTACTTCGATTATGGCCAAGCTATCGCAACGGATAGTGCAGGGAATGTGTATGTGACTGGATACTACAACGGTAGTGTCACTATCGGAACAATAACATTAACCAGTGCTGGTTCTAATGATATATTCGTCGCCAAGTATAATACGAGTGGTACAGTTCAATGGGCTAAGAGTATAGGCGGAACGGACACCGATTATGGATATGGTATCGCTACGGATAGTAATGGGAATGTGTATGTGATTGGATTCTACGATAATACTGTGACTTTCGCACCTGGTACGACCTTAAACAGTACGGGTGGTGATGATGCATTCGTCGCCAAGTATGACACAAGTGGTACAGTTCAATGGGCTAAGAGTATAGGTGGAACGAGCTCTGACAACGGACGTGGTATCGCTACGGATAGTAATGGGAATGTGTATGTGACTGGAAAATACAGTACTACTGCGACTTTCGCACCTGGTACGACCTTAACCAGTGTGGGTTCTTCTGATGCATTCGTCGCCAAGTATAACACAAGTGGTACAGTTCAATGGGCTATGAGTATAGGTGGAACGAGCTCCGATTATGGCCAAGCTATCGCAACGGATAGTGCAGGGAATGTGTATGTGACTGGATACTACTCCGGTAGTGTCACTATCGGGTCTACAACATTAAACAGTGCTGGTTCTACTGATGCATTTGTCGCCAAGTATAACACAAGTGGTACAGTTCAATGGGCTATGAGTATAGGTGGAACGAGCCCCGATTATGGATATGGTATCGCTACGGATAGTGGTGGGAATGTGTATGTGACTGGATACTACCGTGGTAGTGTCACTATCGGGTCTACAACATTAAATAGTGTTGGGGGTTCTAATGATACATTCGTCGTCAAGTATTCCCCCCCAATTGCACTTCATATAAACAAAAGTGTAGACGTTACGGGGGATATCAATTTTACGGGTAACCTCACACAAAACGGTTCGGCTTACGGTGGTGGAGGTAGTGGTTCATCTCTATGGACAGAATCGAGTGGGGATATTCAAAGAAGCTCCGGAAACGTGGAGGTCGGTGTTGCCAATCTCTTCGTGAATACGACAACTAGTAGGGTTGGTGTCGGGACAGTGAGTCCGAGTGTAGAACTTCATGTATCTGGAACCGGGGCAATAATCGTGCCGAGTGGTACGACTGCAGAGAGACCTGCTACGGGGGTTACGGGTATGATCCGATTTAACAACACAACGTATAAATACGAAGGGTGGGGGATGATTAGTTGGGTAGATCTTAGTATAGCCGATCCTCCCGGACTTTATTCATTTACTTCACATACGTTTACATCATGTGGCGGTGATTCGAGATACGGTCCTCAGCTCAGTGATGCTTTAGCCACTTATGGTAACATAAGTCCATGGAATGATATAAATCTTTTCAATATCGCAATACGTGGGTTCCAATTATGGACGGTTCCCGAAACCGGGACGTATCGAATAACCGCGAGGGGTGCGAGAGGGGGTGAGGAATCGTCATCTGCAGGGTCGTATAATAACACACCCGGTAGCGGTGGAGCGGTGCGTGCCGATATTGCCCTGACTGTGAATACACAGGTCGTCTTTATCGTAGGACAAACTCCGCCTCAATCAACGGGTAATTATAGATCTGGTAGCGGTGGCGGTGCTACGTGGGTTCTTAAACCTGGGGGTGGATATACGAATAATAATGATGTGTATATGGTCGCAGGTGGAGGTGGTGGTGCTGGGCCCCGACACTATAATTCCGGAACAGCGGGTCATGCAGATGCATCGTCACAGGGTACGTTAGGTGGGGGTGGTACAACTCACTGGAACAGTAACGGTGGTGGAGCTGGCTGGACCTCAGATGGTTATCCCAATGGATTTCGGGGTGGTGTGCGACCAGCGGGTGGAGCCATGGGTGGTACAGGGACGACACATGGGGGTTTCGGTGGTGGTGGGTCCGAATCCGGAGACTCGGCTGGTGGAGGAGCGGGTGCGAAGGGTGGACGCGCAGCTCTTCGATACGATTCTACAGGCAGTGACACGGCAAGAGGTGGTACATCGTATATCACGACGAATGCGACGAATCGGACTTTCTTGGGTAATCACGGTTTAACTAATAATGGTAACGTTTACGTCGAATTACTTCCATAAAATCTTACTATATACTAAATGCTTGCCCAAGTATTGGAAGTGATGTGTCCAGATGTGCCGTATACGTCTAACGGTACATGGGAAAGTGTCATATTTAATGATGGAAACTTTTACAAACCAACCGACGAAATGTACGAATTGACGCTTTATCAGTTGACACATACCGAAGCTATTACAAAAATGCGAGAACAGCGAGACACTTTACTCGACAAGAGCGATAAATACATGACTCGCGATTACCCTCACAGACTTGAGTCGGATGTTCAAAATTGGATGACATATCGCCAGACTCTTCGGGATCTTCCGAGTACAGCCCGACCCATGTTAGATGAAGACGGTAAACTCGCGAACATAGAGTGGCCCACCCCTCCTCGATAAATTTTCCTCCAAAGTGCCTCCCACTTTGTAAGAAAAAACCTTCTACATAGTAGACATGGCTGCGAATGGTATCCTAAACTTTCGAGGGGCGAATAAAACTACATTCGTCGGTGCCTCGTCAAAC